CCACTTATCCGACACGATGATCGTCATAGCGCTTGCCGTGGACGGGTTGACCACACATATCTTGGTGATCTCATTGGGTTTCTTGCCAGGATAGCCCAGAACGTCAACACTGCTCACGCTGCTTGAAGCGGTGGAGGACGCAAACGTAACGGACGTGCTTATTATTTGGTAGCCGCTTCCCGACATTTCTTCACCCTCTTTACTTTGGGTTTCTCCTGAAGGGAGAGGCGAAGCTGCCTGACTTCCTCGACCAATTGTTTGACCACCTTCAGGTACTCCTCACGGAACGTGCTTTCTAGCATACTCTCAACCTCTTCCAATAGCGGGAATCGTCCCTTGCTCCTCTGAGCGAGAACAGTTCAGCCTGCATCTGGTTGATCTGCTGCTCGGTCTGTGCGATCCTTGCGGTCAGTTCCTTCTCGCGAGCCTCGTGCTTGGCGTACAGGCGATCCCTGGGTTCGTCCTCGAATCCATACAGGAAGGGGCTGAACAGAAGGTCGGATTCGGGTGGAAGGATAACCTCGATGCCCTTGCCCAACGCCCATCCGATGAAGTACTCGCATGAGGGGCGTTGCTTTTCCCACTCCGTGTCAACTGCCATATCCACGCCCCATATCCCGATCACGTCGAATCCCTCGTAGATCGCCATCGCGATCATCCACGAAATGCCGTTCGTGAAGTATCTGCCGAAGTGGTTGACTATCTCGTCCTTCGGATACGGCAGAGACATGGGGATGTCGTCGTAGTGTTGCCACATGTAGACGGGGATCTTATTCTCGTTCGTGAAGTCCGCGAGTCGCTTCCTGTGGTCAGGCACGTTGGGGTTAGGCTTGTTGATGTCGTGAATTTCAAACCACCTCGTCACGCGAGGAAGATTCATCACGTACATCTCATTCAAACCCCAAATCTCCCACGAATTATCATGGAAAGGAGCCTTGTTCCAATGCGACGCCGAGCCAACAATGGCTACCTTCTTCTTGGCTTTCTTGTCCATAGAGCCTCCTGAAGAGTAGGGGACCCCGAAGGGTCCCCGTAGATTTTAGGTTCCCGACAGCGTGACACCCACAACGTCTGTCGTCATCCCGAGATACCACGAGGTTGATGTCAACCCGTAGAGTATCAGGGGGGGCGTGGTGGAAGCGGACGTGAACGTGATCACGTGATTCGTGCTGCCGTCTACCGTGATCGAGGTCGCAGATGCGGCCTTCAACGCTATGGCGTTGGTCGTGGGACTCAACTGCTTGATTACCTTCGACACGCCCGCTACAGGGGCGGTAAGGGTGAACGTCAGCTCAGCCCCCGCACTGGTCGCGCCCTTTATTGTGGTGATGCCATAAGGAGTCACTGCCGTTCCGGTAGACGCGCTTGTGAGCGTCTGTACGGGGACTGCGTAGCCGCCGGCGGATGCGGTAAACAATGCGCCCGATACGAGTGAACTAGCCGTCAACGTCTGCGCAGCGACGGTTGAGGTGACGGTCGCGCTGGCAATGTTCTGCAAGACGAGCGAACTCGTCAGGGCGAGCGTCGGGTTGCTCGACGGTCCCACGGCATAGCCTTCGGACATGTTCATTGCGCCGATCAGGTTGGTGTAGTCAGCCATTTACCTCCCTCCTTCTATGGGGGATGGGGGCGGATCAAAAAAGACCCGCCCCTGC